CACGTGAATAGTTCTCAGCGACAAAGTGGAACTAATACAGATTTTAACATAAGTACGAGTCAAGTAATTAATCTCTTAGCTAAGAAGGGACAGTTCCAAGTCATTTTCAATTCAGTACAAATCCCTTTCACTTTCTACCAACTCAACGCAATAGATTCTCTCAATGTTATAACCTGTCAGTTTAAGAATGCAGTAGATGCTAATCCCTGGACAGCTTCAATTGCAATTCCAGAAGGAAACTATACTCCATATACATTAGCATCAGTAGTTCAAAATGCTTTACAGAATGCAGGACTGAATCCACCGCCTGGCTTTACCCCATTTGGTGCAGTGTTTATCCTTACATATGATGTATCGACGGGATACTACTCATTTCAAATAACTGGAGTAGGTCCAGGGACATATGTTGTTTTAAGTTTCAGTACCTCGCCTAATAAGAATACAGGAGGATTCTTTGGAATCAATACAGTAGTACCAACGGATGTTACAATGACTTATAATACTGCACCAACATCTACACAGCCCTGCGTATTGAATCCTATCAACTATCTGCTAGTCCGTGGTACATTCAAACAATTCAGAAACAGAGAATGGATTACTATTTCAGATGATGTTTCAGATATTCTGTATAAAGTCCCGATTCAAGGAAACCAATCTACTTGGATCAATTACTATGAACCTAGTGATGCAGTATATATAGTGGACTCAGTTATTCAAACAATGAATTTCTATCTCACAACAAATCTGTCTTACACGTCAATCAATCTGCAAAAGATTCCCTGGAGTTTTTCATTCTCTATCAGAGAAGTTCTGCGTCCTGACTATATTGCTCTAAATGATAATCATATTCTGTATGCACCTGTTAATATTAATACGGCAGAAGATTTGAAGCAGTTATTAGAAGAGAAAAAGAAGAATCTGGATAAACTAGAAATGTATAAGAAAAAACTGGGTGTAAAAGATTTGGTGCAAAAAGATGCGAATGCTTAATAGAATGTCTGCTCTAACAAAAGCACTTACTGCATTAGATAATAAGATAAGCCAAGAAGACTCACCCTTGCCTAAGAAGCCGTGTAACTATGCAATCCTTGCAAAGAAGGGACAAGGGAAGACAACGATGCTACTTTGTCTCCTTACTAAGGAAGAATCCCCGTGGTATAAAAATTTCAATATCATTTTTTACATTTCTCCGACAGCAAGGAATGATGATAAGGTGATGAAGTTTATAGAAGAAATTGGTGAAGAGTATCATTACAATGATTTGAACGAACAAATCTTAAGAGAGATAGTGGATACAATTGATGCATTCAAAGAAGATTGGAAACGTAAGAAGAAGAAAGGCGACCCAGCATTCTGTATTGTATATGATGACTGCATTCATCTTCTCAAAAGTAAGGGGAATAAACAGATTAATGAATTAGTCTCAGCCAATCGCCATAGACAGATTACAAATATTTTTATTTTGCAGAAATGGAATACTTATATCTCTCCATTGATAAGGGCGAATCTGGATTTGATTTCAATTTTTGCTACGGATAATAAGAAAGAATTGAATTCATTTATAGAGGAGATGGCAATGGATGAGACAAAGCTAAGGGCGTTATATGAGTATGCTACGGCTGAGCAGTATTCTTTTCTGCATATTAACTGTTATAAGCGTCCATTGAAGTTTTACAAGAAATTTACAGAAATAAAATATGTATCAGAGTAGAATGCCTCGCGTCTGTTTTGAAGAGAAGCCACAAATCAATACATTCTATGATGATGTAGAAGTCTGTAAACGTGGAGGTAAAAAGAAGAAAGCAAAGAAAGTACCTCATATCAGTAACGTGAATAAAGTGATCGTAAACCTTACTCAAGGTAACCGTCGCAGAATGACTGCACCAGCGCGTACTTTTGCTAATCCGCCCAAAGCCCTACAATCCATATCGTATAGCAATCCTGTTGCACCATCACATTTTGATAACCGACCTGTTAGTACGCATAATGAACCTATGAAGATTTTCAAAGATACTGTTGAAGAGAAAATACGCAACTCTATTCCAACCTTTGGAGCATTAGAGAATCCAACTGGTTTATGTCCTGCTGATACTAATGCACGCCGTGTAATCCCTAGTCGCATCCCTTCTGGTGGTGTATTAGCAAGTCAGCCTCCGCGTCCTCAATCAAATCTACAAAAAGCATTAGGTGCAATGCCATCATATTTCCCTCCCACTGGTAGTGCGTCAAATCTTCCAAAGCCTCGTCCAGGTCAAGAAGAGATGGCTCGTCCATCAAACTTTGTCCCATTAGTTGGGGCGCAACCTGAGCCTCGTGAAGTACAGCAACAGCGATTACAAGCTTCATATAAAATTAGAACACCAATAGAAGGTGATGTATCTTCTCGGTACAAACAGATATTTCTTGAAAAATCTGTACCAGGTGGTAAAGAGCCATTCGTAATTAGAGGAAAACAGGCAATATTAAGAGAAGATATTCCTAAAGATAGAATCCCTGAAAGCAAAGAAGAAAAAGAGCCATCTAAGAAACGCGGTGGGTCTGTATTTTAAATATTATCTGTCTGTATAATGAATCCACTGCCTGCTATCATTCCACTGAATGAAGTGAAGCAACCTGAGCCACTCCGACCACTTAAAGACAAACAATACATTCTCTGCATTACTCGTAACCTTAGCAAACAAGACAAAGAGTTATTTGGTAAGTTAGATGTTGTAGAATACGATGATAAGTTACATAAGAATCTCCCTATCGATTCTTTTGATTTTGATGTCCTTATAATGGATTTACGTGAACAAGGTGATAGATACTGTTTTATGAAAGAGGTTGCCCCTAACCGTCATAAATATTTCATTGTTGTATTTTGCCACTCATTCGAAAAAGATGAATATGTTGATTGCGACAATCAGCTCTTTAAGCTCCCTGAAAAACAGGCAACAGCACAGGCTTGGTTGGATCTTCTGCTTATCAAGAGAATTTCTAAACCTCGCTGGTATGTAAGTTTATTCAAATGTATTCTCTCATCTTATCACGAATTAAAAAACTGATTAGTCCGTGTATATCCTGTGCGGACTGTTATTCATTAGCACAAACAGGATTGAAAGTTATTTCTTAACATACTCCAACGCCTGGTTCAATGAATGCCCCATTGCTGATGCAGTATCTTTCATTTCCTTAAGAGCTGGGATATCTTTATATTTTTCAGATAAATAAATATGACGCAGTAGAGATGTTGATAGAGGTCTTTCAAAGAATGAGTGAAGTAAGTTTGTCATTTGGGTTGGCGATATTTTACCTGTTTGTTTTGTGTTCAATAATAGATATTCTGACGGATTCAGATTAGTCCACGTCTTAATGATCGTCGCAAGCTTATTAGGTATCTTTTCTTTCTGCTGTCCGTATTTCTTAGCGGTCTTATATGTATTAAAGATAAAGTATGGGATTCTCTTTTCTATCAGCATATGATTACATTCATCTGTAAAGTTGCGAAGTTTAAACTCTGTATAGTCTAAGCTTCTGCGAGGAGGGATTAAAAGCAGACAGGAAAGCAGAACATACATTTGACAATGACAGAATTCTTTAGAGGTTAGTTTATCTTTCTTCATCAGAGGTGTAACAGCTTTTTCTAATTCAGAATACTTCTTCATAATCTCTGCAAGAGTCATCATACCTTCTTTCTGTCTTTCACTCAATTCCTGTTTATCAACTTCTGTTTTATATTCTTTGATATCATTCATCATACATTCACGAAACTCTTTAATGACAGCTTCTGTCTGTTTGCTATCTGACTTTTCAATGAATACAATGAGACAAGCTAGACGAGTCTTCCTTAGCTTAGGAGGAATTTCTTTCAAGTGTGTTACAATTTCTTTAGAGTGCTTGATGACTTCTTCTGGAGTACTTAAAGAAACTTCTAGTTGCTTTGCAAGATTCTTAAGGATGCTGGTATAGGTACGAAGTGATCCAGCTGATAGGGTAGGTCTGTTTTCTTTAAAGGTATTCATTCTATATACCGTAGAGATTTTATTTATAGGTTTATATCTTTAATGCTTAAAGGATTGACTAGATATATATTTAAGTAAGATGTCTGATTTATCAAAGCAGAATAAGATTGATTTTATTAGACTTCAAGGTCAACGTTGGAATGATACTGTAAATGAAATGGATGATATTTATTTAGATAAAATTATACATAGAATAGTAAATGATTATGATCGTATTCTTAATGATGAAAAATATCCGACACCCCTTTGTAGATCAGATAAGTATTTTATAGAGTTCTTTATTTTAAGATATGGTGTAAACTATGTTGATGAAGATTCAATGAATGAGTGGGATATCTTAATGGATTCGGTAGCACGTAATAGTTTAGACAGAGTATAAACCAGATGCAAAATAAAAATTGACAATAAAATTTGACAATAAATAAATATAAAGATTTGGTTAGATATAAACTTGAAGATGGCTACTGACAGATTAACTTTTAAAGCATTCTCGGAAAAATGGAAACACTTATTAAAATATATTGAGTATTCTGTAGATAGAGATGGATGGGGAAATCAACGGATTCTTTTACGTAGTAAGGATGAACGTATAGGTTGTATAAATTATAAAGATCCTGAAATAATTCAATTCATAGAGGATATCGAGGAGTTAGTTCTAACAAAGCAAATAAACCAGATACATCTCTTTAAACAAGGGAGATAAACCAATAAAACTATAAACCAAGGGATAAACCACTATATAAACCAATAAATAGCGATATTAAGGGCTTAAAGAAACTATAAAAAATTTTTTATAGTCCTATATAAGGGATAAACCAGGGTTTAAACCATTATATAAGGGGTTTATCTCTTTGTTTATAGATTAAACAATATATTTTTAGGTTTATCTCCCTTGTTAATGGGATGCATCTGGTTTATATTATTATTAGAGAATGTGGATTTATTTCTGCTCTACACAAGGGACATTTCCGACCTATAATTTTATTGAAGCAATACTTATGAATTGTATGATTGCAATCTAGTTTAACCCATACACCTTCATTCTCAAGACAACAGCAACATACATCTGGTTGTTCCATTACAAATGGATAGCAATGTTTACACCATCCATCTTTTTCAATTAACTTATGATTGCATTTACAAATTAAATATTTATTAACTAATGAATCAATCCAAATATTTAGTTTAAGATTTTCCATATACTCTACATTATATGGATGTTCTTTATAAAATGCACCAATTTCTGTATTACGTATTTCAAATTTACAATTAGCTGATTCAGAAAGATATCTATCTTCATCCTCGTCAAATTCAGCAATTACTCTAATTTGCATTCTTATATTATTGAAATGAGTCACAGCTAGAATATCATCCTCATCAGACCTTACAATTTTAGTTAGTGCGTGTGAAGTCATTTTATTTATTTCTTCAAGTTGTTCCATCACAGACTTTAAGTGTACCTCAACAAACCGTTTCGCAACAGTAGCATCACGCTTAGTGAATTCAAATTCCATCTCGTGTAATCTCGTTTGACTCGTTAGAATCTATCTTTAAACTCTACCAAAAATATTTGTCAATTTTTATTTTCATCTTTTTAGTTTCAAATTTTCTCTTACATAATGGGATTATTGATTTTCTGAATATAAACCACCACGATAATGATGTCTAAAATAGTCATAAAGAGTTTCCATCGAATATTTTTTCAATCGCCGTGTATATTCTTCATAAGGATAGTGTACCGCTTGATCACTATTCTCATAAAATGCAAAAGGTGATGCAACCTGCCCAGTGCCATAGCACGGTTTTGCTAATAAATCCCACCAGAAGTCGGTAATGCTTTGTCCTACATTTATTTTGAATCTTTCAAAGTCCATATTGACATTGTATGCTTCATCACCTTCTTCTTCAAAACATTGCTTAACTTGTGAATGAAAATCCAAGAATAATGCCATTAAATGATGTGTAAGGTCGCGGTCTTCAATTGCAAAGGGAAAATCAATCGCCATTTGATAAACTCCTTCTTGCTTAGCATATCCATAAGTTTCTTCAATAAGGTCTTGTGCCATTGTATAAGGGAGATTGTAGGGCTTATGTGGTTATAAGCTATCTACAACTTATCAAAAAATATGTTTCAATTTTTATTTTCATATTTTTAATTTCAAATTTTGTTTTACATAATGGGTTTATGAATTATGAACTATGAAAGGCTTCCCATCCACCAATAGCAAAAGGATCATTATAGAAATCACTTGGGTGATAACCACACTTCTTACAACGTTCTTTACCTTCATTGAGCCACTTATCACATTCATCGCATTTAGATTCTTCTTCACTTTCGGAGTCTTCTTCACTTTCGGAGTCTTCAGACCGTTTCATCCAATCTACATATTTAGGGTAATGAGATTCTTCTGGATCCATTACATACTCGTATGTAATAATATAAGCAAGTTTTCGTTTAATTTTAATTTCTTCTTCTTTAAATAATTCATCCAATCCTCCAAATTCAGAATTATAGGCTTTAATTGATTTGATAAGTCCTCCATTGATTTCAATTATATTTTCAATTTGTTCTTCGGATAAGTCGCTCACATAATCATCAATTTCAGAATGAATAGCATCCTGAAATTTATCATTAAAATCCTCTTCAGACATAAGTTTGTCATCACTTACATTTTCAATTACGTTGTTGATAATTACTTCGATGTCGTGGTAGAATTCAGGAAAGTTGTCCATTGTATAAGGGAGATTGTAGGGCTTATTTGGTTATAAGCTATCTACAAACTCTACCAAAAAAAGTTGTCAATTTTTATTTTCAACTTTTTTATTTCAAATTTTCCATTACAACCACATTATATCTTTAGGGAGATTCATTTTCCAACAGTAGTAATAACAGTCAAAATTAGGAGATGATTTACTATGCTCTATCATACCATTTATCATCTTTAGAAAATGAATACGTTTCTTAGGAATAATAATCTGTGGTTTTTGAATGTCTGTAAATATATGACGGAAAAACTGAGTATTTATTTTATTAGTCGGCATAATTAAGATGAATGGTTTATTAAGTTCAGTAAGTCGTTTTAGTATCTTTGGAATAAGACTAAACGGTGGATTACTTATTACAATATCTCCTCTGTTTTCTTTAAAGAAATCAATATCTTCGTGAATAACATTACATCCCAGTTCTGCAAGATAGCGTCCACTACTACCATCTCCGTAGAAGGCTTCCCATACTATTTTATCTTTAGGCAGATAAGCATCAATATTTTCCCAAGCAGACTTAGGAGTCATATAATCATCGTGCTTAGAAAATGCTTCAATCGTGAAGTTCGCCATTTATTATTAAATGAGTTTATATTTTCAAAATATAACCCTCTCCGATAGTAGATGGAAGTACGCGATGAAAACTATGTTGCACCCAGTGAAGAATCTATGTATCAGACGTGGCGTAGATATATTGCTTATGCTTCTAACACATTTTCTTTGAATACCCCTGATGACTCATTGGAGCGTATCCCTTCTTCAACTGAACGTAAGATTGTTCAGAATCCTTGTCAGGCATACCTCCCCGAGCGTGTGCAGGAACCAATCGATCCAAATTGTTCTCAGGAAGACCATCCATTAGACCACCGCTACGGAATGCAGGTTCCTCCTGAGCCATTGCCTTGTCCTTCTTGCGCCGATGCTTCTTTGGAGCCTTCGTGTGTGGGATGCTCATATCGTCAGCTACTTCTACAACGCGCCCTTTCTTACCCCCTCGTTTCATCTGAGGAGCTTCAGGAGCATCAGCCATAGTAGATTGAACATTGCCCATTTTTTCAGCCTTAGCCTCTTTAACCATTTCAATAGTCAATCCTGCTTTCTTGGCTTCTGCTGGAAACTTCTTAATAGCACTAATCAATTGCTCAGGAGTATTTATAGTCTGCGTCTTAATACCCTCATCTTGAAGTTTAGCTTCCATTACTCCACCCTCTGCAAATTTAGCAATCTTCCCTCCTGCTTTAAATTTAGTATTGATATAATCGGCAATAGGTGTACCAATGATAGGTACTTGTGCTCCAACATATGAGATACCTTTCTTGGCTACCCACTTAAGGGCTGACATTGCACTTTCTTTAGCAAAGTTTGATACTTTAGCTCCCATTGTTTCTAATAGATAGATATTATTTTTGCCGTATATATTCAAATGCTACAAATGTGAATATATACGTTTTTGTTTCTTTATTTATCGAACCATTTCAACACTTCCGCTAGCATCGATAAGGAGCTGGAAGGAGGCAATCATAACAATGAACATACTGGAGTTGACACCAGTTACACCGTTAGTAGTGCCGTTGAGACCGACCTGAATGTTCAACACTGAGCAAGGAGAACCAGCAAAGGCAAGTCCTTCAGCAACACGCTGGGCTGAGGCACCCACTGTGAAGTACTTAGTCAAGTAATCACCACCTGAAGCATTACCACCACCAGCAAGACCAGCGGTAGCCGTATTGACTAAGGGAGAGGTGATTGATGCATCAAACAAACGCGCCAATACTTTCTGAGTCTCGGCAAAGAGGAGAGCAGGGTCAGTAGTGGAGTTCAAAGCCAATGATGAAATCAAGCGACCATCCAATGAGACCTGAAACTGATTCAGATTGTTAGCAATTGAGGGAGCATCACCTGAGGTTGTTAAAGTTGAAGTAGCATATTGATTTACCAATAGACCCTGGAGAGATGACACGTTAATGCCGTAGTTCAAGTTCGCAGTACCAGAAGCTGAGCCAAACTGGAGAGGGAGAGAAACGTTAGACAAGTTGGTGTAGCCATAAACGTACTTAGCACCGCGAGCCATATCAGCACGTACCTTATCAACGAATGCCTGTTCGGGCATTACCTTGTCGTAGACCAATTGAACGTTGGACACATTCATACCAGTCCATACAGGATCGTTGGCACCAGCCGTATAGCAATTGACAGCGGAAGGATTGTAGTCCAATTGGAGTTGGCACGTACCGTTAATCAAATATAATGGCAGACATTGCTGAGAACCCAATAAGCCAAGGAGAGGGATACAGAATGTGTATTGAGCGGAAGATGTAGCACCTGCAGTGGGCTGAAAGTATTGAACACCAGCTCCCAACATAAGGGTAGCATCGTGCGTAAGATAGTCGTTGCTAGTGGAGTTGCATAACATCTGGTCGTAAACAGCCCAAGCGTTAGGGATGTTATCAATTTGTACGCTGTTAACATACGTAGAAATACGATTTAAAATCGCAGTTGCACTGCGTACGGCACCTTTCCAGTAGAATGATGAGTTTGCAACGGCACCAGCAGAAGTCATTTGTACTGTCAACCGTAGGTAAGGGTTCATCATCAAGCCCGCGCTCGCTCCGCAAGGAATCTGAATAACTGAAGAGCCACCCAGAGCTTGGTTGCCTGACAAAGACGGGACATTTACCGTCTGCATACTGGAGGCGATGGGTTTAGCAGATTTGTTGGAAGACCAAGAGGCTGGTATTGAATCATAAGATGCGGGTAAAACATAGCTCGTCGCGGGAACACCTATAGAGTGGAAGCTCATTTCTATATGTATCAAATATAAAAAAATTATCTCAAGTATTTACTCTTATGAGGCTTTTGAGGCTTTTGATATTTATCTAGTTTGATCGGTTGCACTGAGCGACCCTCTGGTTCTGGATTGACTTCTAGTGCCGTAGGAATCGTCGTAGGTGTATGATAAGCAAGATTTTGAATACCTACAGATTGGAATCTGTTATGCTGAGTTCTTTTCTGCATTATTTTGTATCTATTTGTTCTATATTTAATGTAAGCAGACATTTGAATGATGCAGGCAGAGCAGATGCATCGGATGAGAATATCTGTGCTACATTCAATAGCATTTGTCCAGCAAAAGATTGATGCTTCAAATGAAAGGACTGAATAGAATTATCAATTGTGTTAGATACATTGCAAACACCTGAACCAGGAGATAAGAGAGTAATAAACTTCTGAGGTGAATAGGCAAAGTACAGAGTATCAGACTGAAGCTGGATAATACGATTTACAGCCGTAGCATCGAAGTATTGGATATTTAGAATCTGCATTGAGCAAGCACCAGATACAGGTAATACAAACAGAGTATTGTTATTTGAAGATGTAATCAATAATTGAGCGAGAGGCATTCTTACTATTTATATAGATTAAAAGACAGACATATTGTGGTATGGATTAGTGTGCTTCATAATAGTTTCTTCAATCTTCCGTACAGCATTGATGCGACGTGTGGCTTTGCGGACATATTTCTTTTCAATACTAGAATCTGATTCTGTATCACTTTCACTAGGATAGTCCGTTGTGTCTGCTTCAGTACCTGACGTAGCAGATGTATCTTCTACTTTACGAGGACGACCACGAACTGATTTCTTGGCTTTAGGGGGAGGGGGCGGAGGCGGATCAGATTTCTTCCTACGTTGCTGAATCTTCTTAACAACAATCTTTGCATCAGGTGATACAGCTTTGACTTCTTCAATCTTCTTATCCAATATTTCTTGACGCTTAGCCTCCTTGGCTTCTTTCTGCTTCTGTCGGTATAACTTAAGAGCCTCTTGTCCTTTCTTAAAGGCTTCTTTCTGCTTTTCAGATAGTTCCCGCTTAGGCTTGGGGAGTTTCTCTTCTTTCAATACAACTTCTTTGACATCTACCTTAGTTGCAGTAGGTGTAACCTTTGGCTCTTTAGGTTCTACAATTTTGCGAGGTCGTCCCTTCTTCTTTTGTGGTTCAGGTTCTACCGTAGGCTCTTGAGGTTGTACTACTTCATTCTTTACTTCAACTTCTACTACGCTCATTTCTATTATTAGGCATTATTAAAAAATTATTTATTAATGAAAAATCAATCAAAAGACAGAATGAATTCTCCCTTAGCAAAAGAGTAACGTGGGGGAGGTTCCCTTACCTTCGTTTTCTTCTTTGGTTTCCGAGGCTTAGTCTTCGGTGAGTGTGTTTCAACAGTCTTTAAGCTCTTTTCAAGTTGTTCAAATTCTTCAATTGTCGGTAGCATTTCTTCTTTGGAAGATTTTATTTTACGATAATTCGCATTGGTTCTGATTCTGTTTCGCTCTTTCAATTCAAGTCTGTTTTTTGCATAGTACTCTTTGAAGTATTCTGTTTGATTGCGACGGATCCACTCCTTGTTCTTTTGGTAATACGACTTTTGATAATCAGCTAAAGCCATTAATTGATTTATAAAAAAATTCTTTAGGTTTATTAAGATGTCCGACGAAGTCAAAAACGAAGTTGTAAAGAAAGAACGCAAACCTCGGCAACCTAAAGAGAAAAAAATTGAAGAGCCAGTGGTGAAATGGGAAGATTTGTATTTCATCATTTCATCCGCTGGTACAGTATTTTTACGGTCTTTATCGAGGAGAGAAGATATTCCAGATGATGCAAGAGACATTATTAGAGGTGTCATTGAGTTACGTGATATAAATGATGGATGTGTGGTAGAGGGTGCAGGACTTACTCCTGCAAAGGCTTTATGGTGGGCTGATGCGCTGAAAGAATGGGTTGAAAAATCTAATCATTCGTGAGAGAGATATTTTTTATAATCTGGATTATTTAAGGTATATCCTCTTTTAATATAGTCATCTACTTCAGGTTCAAGATTCTCCCAATCAATTAGTGCTTCCATTATGTTTGCTGTATATGTATTTTGTTGCATAATAAGAATAACATATTTATTTTGTAGAGTATTCAAATATTCTATAAAATAAACTATATAATTTTTTGCATTGAGTTGTACACGATGTCCAATAAATGTAAAATCCTTTCCAAGCCGAGTATCAGCCATCTCTTCAAGTATATATCTAGCCGATTCTTTAGGTTCTTTTTGTGTCAATTTTTATTCTGATGACTCGACAATCTTTTCAGCCCTTATCAAGGGAATCTCTTTTTGCCAAACATAAATTAGCTCAGCTCTCTTCACATCAGAAAATTTAGAGAAGCGAGATCCTATAGGCATCATCAAAGTCTCCTTAAGAGGTGGAAGCATATCCTTGATACAGAAATACATCTCCTCAGGCATATTCAATACAAGATGTCCTCCTTGTGTCAGATGCGTCCAGGATGCTTCAATTACAGGATAGAAAAATCTTGCTAAGAAATCCTCTTTAGAGTCATACTCTGGCATATGCTGATACTTTTCAATACAGAAGTAAGGTGGAGATGTAAAAATCAAATCATACTTGACAGAAGAAAAATCAAATGTTTCTGCAGGCTGATAATAGATTGTGAATTCTGCATCTTGCTCTTCTTTAAGTCTATCATATCCCGCCTTCAAGTCTGTATTTGTATCTATCCCTATGTAAGGGACAGCTCTATGAATTGCTCCTAAGCAACGGCCACCCCATCCAGCACAAAAATCTAAAACTGTGCTGGGATAGTACCGTTCATATACAAATTTTGCTACAGAGGGTTTGAATTGATTGACTGTACCATACCATAGTTGATAGGCTTGATACAGACTACTATTTAGACGTTCTGCAACTTGATTTAGTTTCTGGAGGACTTCTGGATTCTTCTGAACCTCATACCACGATAGATTACATTTTGTTTTAGTTTTGGATCGAGCTTCAAAGAATAGTGAATCCAGATACTGGAGACCCTCGCGAGTATTAGGAGTCATCTGTTTTAACTAAGAAATTATCTTTAGATTACCAAAGCAATAATTTACCAAGTTTCTCTCTTAATGTTGGATGCGTATGCCGTAGATGATAGAGTCTGCGTCTCTCCTCTGCATAAGGACGTCCCTTTGATTCTAAAAATGTTGGATAGTCGCCGTACCTAGTGTCGCCAAGTGAGGTAATATACTTATCTCCCTTGAAGACATCAATTTTTCTCCCTCTATGTACGGAAGCTTTTACTGTGTAACCTAACTTTCTAGCACGTTCTCTTGTATAATCTGTAATATCGTACATTCTAATATGCGTTTTTATTTCTTTTTTTTATTCTGCTTCCGATACAGAATGGCATTTCAAAGAGATTTCCAATATGGCCTCAAACATCAAACAGAATTACTCCCTAAGCTAGAGGCTTTCTTCAAAGACAAGATGGTTGCTACAAAATGTACCTTTGCTAAATATGATTATGTGGGAGAAACTACAGACTATGAACTGAAGAGTCGCAATAATATGTTAATGACCTATCCTACCACTTGTATCGGTCTTGACAAAATCCAGGTCAATTCTGAACGTCGCCAGGTATTCATCTTTCACTTTCTAGATGGCACTTATTATATCCCTTATACACGGGAGATTTTTGATACTTTTGAAATAAAGGAATTCCGAAGACTCAGAATCGGTGTAAACGATAAAAAGAAGAATTATCTCTATATACCCGTTAATTTACTACAGAAAGTTGAAAATAGTCTATCCGAATGACCCCAGTAAAAAGAGAGTGTTTTAGTACCTCTATTTCCCAAATTGATCTCATAAAATTTTTTACTTTTTTTAGAATTTGTTTTTAAGAGTTTTCTTTTTTCTTCTGAAATTTATGGATTAGGTATTGGAATTGGAGAGTCCAAAACTGACTTTTTTAACAGTACCCCTTCGGATTGTCTTTATTTCTTAAATGTCCCGTAATATACATTACAAATCTTAAAAAAAGTGAATAATTCTTAAAATCTCTAAAAGTATGATTCGGTACATAATTGATTGATTATCGGACGTGCGTAAAAAACCCGAAAATAATACTCTTCCGGCTCTATAGAAATGGCTCATACTATGGATACTACTTGCAGTCGTTGCAATGATGAAATTCGTAAAGATACCTATATAGTGCATATCTTTAAGAATCATCCTACTTATTTTTGGGAAGATATTTTTACTTTTGTAAAAGATGAAGAAACTAATGTAATTGAATTACACGATAGAAGCAGACTACAACTAAAAGAAGCATACAATCTACTAAATAATGAATCTTCATATGAATTGGAAGATGAACTCTTTGTAGACTTTGGAAGTAAACAAGCATTTAAAACTTCTGCTACTGCAATGAAACATATTCAAAAGCATTCTAAGAAACATCAAGAAAACTATATACAATTATTAAAAGAAGGTCTGAATGTAGATACTGTAAAACAACTTATGTCTTTTATACTTCAGCGTAAGGTCAGAGTCATTGATGATCAAAATGAAGTAGCCCGTCAGGTACAGAAACAAGTTGCAGAGCATAAAAAAGAATTTCTTTCTGAGTTAAATGAAATGCGTACCTATAATGATAAATGCAAACAGTTTATGCAAAGAGATGAAGTCAAAGAACTTGAACGTATGCAAGAAGAATTATACCAGTTAAAAAAAGAACTCAAAGATGCTAATAATGTAATGCGTCATCAAGATGCAGAGCTATATGGATACAGAACATCTTATGCTAAACTAGAATCTGTCAATGAAGCGAGTATGATTAAGGAAATGTCTGAGATGTCATACTATGAGAAGGCTAAGGCTAATTGCGAAGCAAAGATGAAGAAGCACGAAGAAGAATGCAATAAGAAAATCAAGAAGGCAAAAGAAGAGATGGATGAGGTTATTGAGAAGTTCGAAAAGAAAGAGAAGAAACTGAAAGCAGAAGTGAAGGCATACAAACAAGAGATCCAATTAGTCAAATTACGGGCAAAGCAATCAGATTCAGATTCAGATTAAATATCTTATATAGTAGATGTCTTGCTTTCTGAGAGAAAGTAAAGTTGTTGAAGGTATGAACCCAGTCAAGGTATACATTATGAATAACAAAAAACACGTCGCTAAATATGATAGCGGTGTAAAAATAAGTCATTCTGTATTTGATACGTTACAACCTAAGCTCCAGGAGTCCATTCTAAAACGTAAAGCAGACAAACAAGCAAACAGACAGCTTAAAGAAGAAAAAGAGATGAAGGAATCTCCAAAGGAACCTCCGATACCTAAGCCATCAAACGTGAAATATTCTGAGAAAGAGCGTTCAATGGCTGAAATTGAGGCGTTATTTGAAAAAGTAAAAGAAATGGCTCGTAGTGGATTATCATACAATGAATTGGTAGATTTCTGGAACACGAATATAAGTCCTAAGTTAGATTTATATGGAGCAGAATACTTATCATCTGGTGAAGCAAGTGAAATCGCAGAGGAAAGATGGTATGAGGTAAAAGAGGTGTATGAAGAACACAATATGATTAAAAGAAAATTAACACCACCACCCATTATACCGAAAGTAATCAGAAAGAAAATGTTGAAGGCACTTACACAAACCTATGACCTCCACGAATATAATAGGGGGATGGCTATGCCTATAACACCTATGATTAAACAAATAAAAGAGATTGTTTCACGTTCAAACGAAAATTTCTGGGGTAGTTATGATAAAGGTACAAATGGTAGATTAGCGTATGATTTCATTCAAGAATTAGTACGATGGATTAATGACAACTCATACCAAGCAAAAGCGTATCCATTTAGAGATCCAGAGAAAAAAGAATATATCTTAGTGCAAGAAGATTGGGAGAAAGTATGGGATGCAAATGACTAATAGCATTAAAACGAAACTAATAACCAAAGCGACGACGACCACCTCTTTTATCTGCCACCTCTGAATACGCTTTCTCACCAGCCCCCGCTAAATCTGTTATCTCCTTGCCAAGCCATTTACTGAATGATGGTGTCTCTTCTACAAGGCGTTCAATATTCTGCTTTAAGAATCCTCCATCTGACATCCCTGAGGATTTCAATGACCCTGTGAGAAAATCCTGACAATTATTACTAAACCCATCATAAGTGTAGTACTTATCACCCATCTTTTTCATAGCATTCTCCATAAACTGTCCTATGGTTATATTCTTCACAGCTACATTCTTCTCTTCAGCCCCTTCACGATTCTTATCTGCACTAGATGCCATCTTAAACTGTGGGACTGCTGTTTTTTCATATATATACTTATCATTGATTATCGCATAGACGTGAAATAGCTTATCTACTCCACCTCTACGCTTGATCTCTTCCCAGTTACCAGCGGTCAAGAATTGCAGAAACGTAGTACTGACTTTATCAAGCGGTGATCGATAAATGACAATGCTCTCCAATGGCTCATCTTTTACACGCTCCAAAAACTTACGAAATGCTTTAGGCAATTTAGGTAAGAATTTATTTATTAAACCTCCAATGAATTTATTTGGGACATTGTACGGCATATGTGTGGGCATTCTTATATGTACAAATAAAATTTCATATAGATAGATGTCTATTAACGGGACAGCACAAACCTACTTACCTTTTACAGTGAATGGTTTAAGTTCTATACCCGCTGATACCGTATATACTAATACTGGACAACCTATCACAACTGCATACGTTCCATATTCAGGCGCTCTAGGGGACGTATCGCTTCTTACACATCGACTGACTGCAAGAAATATTACTGTAAATCCATTACTAGGTGGTATAACGGGAGCAACAGGGGCACAAGCCCCTGGATATACTCTTGCAACGGATTCAAGCGGACAACTCTATATGCAACGTCTAAATAATGGTGTTCTTACCGTTGATAATGGTGTAGTAGGGTCAACTGGTACTGCTAATTTTATAGGTTACACGGGATACACTGGTAATACTGGTGCAACAGGTGCTACTGGATCGACAGGTACTACTGGAGCAACAGGTTCTACAGGAGCAACAGGTTCTACAGGAGCAACGGGTGCTACAGGAGCAACGGGTCAGGCTGGGACGAATGGGACGAACGGAACGAATGGAACGAATGGAACGAACGGGACGAATGGAACGGACGGAACGAACGGTTTAAACGGTTTGAATGGGACGAACGGGACGAACGGTTTGAATGGAGCAACGGGGGCAACAGGTGCGCAAGGTGCTCCAGGAATAGCGAGTAATACTGGATCGACAGGTGCTACTGGTGCTACTGGTGCAACAGGATCAACGGGTGCTACTGGGCATACAGGTGTAGCAGGAAGTGCAGTAAATACAGGTGCGACAGGAGCAACAGGTCATACAGGTCATACAGGTGATACAGGAGCAACAGGTGCAACAGGAGCAACGGGTGCAACTGGGGCAACAGGTGCACAAGGTCAAGCAGGTGTTGGAGGTGTGGTCGGGTCTTATCTATATGCCTATTCAATATCTACTCAATCATTAGCATCAGCCAATACAGCGACAACCATCAATTATGATATGACATCAACCTTCAGTGCGATTTTTCCAGTAGGAGCAGGAGCAAACCAATTTATTAATATAACAAATATAGGTACATATCAATTCATTATAGAACTGCAATTAGATTTCATCACAAATGGGTCAGTCATCAATACCTGGGCTTCTATTAATGGTACAACCATAACTGACAGCAACCGATACTACAGAGCCCACTCACCCAGTTCCCATCAAATGGCAGTGATGAGTTTTATATATACAACGACTACCTTTAATACTTCAGTTCAGTTCTTCTGGAGTTCTTCTTCTTCATCTAACCAATTGATATATTTTCCAGCATCTGGAGTCGTACCAGGAACGCCTTCGGTTAATGTAGCAATCCATCAAGTCTTCTACAACGGGCAAACTGGTGCTACTGGATGGACTGGTGCTACTGGTGCAACAGGAGCAACGGGTCGCGATGGCAGTTCAGTGAATACTGGTGCTACTGGATCGACAGGATCTACAGGAGCAACAGGTGCTACTGGAGCAACTGGTGCAACAGGAGCAATGGGTTCTATAGGAGTAACAGGATATACAGGAGCAACAGGTGCGCAAGGACTTCAAGGTTTTCGAGGAGAAACGGGTGCTACTGGATACACGGGTGCACCAGGAGCAAGTTCCTTATTAACGGCAACAGGGGCAACAGGCAACACAGGCTATTACATTACATCAGTCGGATTCACTGGTGGAACAGGATCACAATTGATAGTCAATAGAGAGTTCAGTTACAACCCTGGCAGTAAAACAGTAGATGTACCTAATCTCACTGTATCAGGTTCAAATGGATGCACTGTATATAATGCAACTAACCCTGCTGTATATATACAGACAAACAATCCAGGAACAATTGGTACAGACTTTTTACAGCAAGGAGTTGCTACATCTGCAAATTATGGAGCAACTGGTACACAGGCAGGAGATACATATACAGTTTCATCTGCTAATCATATACAGCAAGTAGCAACAGGTGATATTCATCAGTTTAATGTGGGTAATACAAATGCTATGTCTATTAATAATACAACAATCTCTATTCCAGGTTTATCACGCTCTTCGGCTACGAATACAAAATTGCTTTGTATGGATGTATCAGGTTCTGCGTCTGTATCAACAACCAGTACTCCATTTTTAGACAACGCCACAATCTATAGTGGATTTGCACCATCTTTTAAAATAACAAGTGATAGTACTGGTATAACAAATCATTTACGATGTTTTGTAATTACATCCTCTGGGTCATTTTATCCACAGACATTAGCGGGTGATTCAATCATATATGCAACAAATAATTGCTTCTACGGGGTAGGTGCATCTAAGTCCCATAAGTTTTACGTTAATTCATCAAACCGATTGGAAATAGATTCTGCTAAAACCGTAATCCAGGGGCAACTCGGTGTTAATACAACTACTCCTGTAGGTGCTTTATCTGTCTTATTAGACGGGACAGGAACAACTAATCCTGGTGCGTGGACTGCTGGTTATGCTATGTTTGGATCAGGTGCTAATAGTACAACAGGTTCAGCGGTTGGATTGACTTATAATAGCACAAATAATTATGGAAGTTTATTATGCTTAGCCCCAGGTTCAGCCTGGCGACCTATGTATTATTCGGCTGACACTCATTCTTTCAACGTGGGGACTACACAAACTGTCTATATTTCATCATCTATGATGGAAGTATTAGGCACTGGTGGACTTAATATGACAATTAATCGTACAGGTGGTTCAAGTGCTAATTATGGAGCAGGGACGTATTATAAACTCAACAGTAT